TTTTTCAATAACTGTTATTAAATTGTTTTTATCTTGTTCTGCATTTGCTGCTAGTTCTTTTGCTTTGGCATCTGTGGGTGCTGTTGCAGAAAGAATAATTGCAGCAATCGCTCCGTTGTAAAAAGGTATTTTTGATATATCCATTATTTTGCCTCCCTTATTTTCTTTGCAACGTCTGCGTAAAGGTGGTGTCCAAAAGGCTTGACGTTTGCGAAAAGTAACTCGGCATCTTTGTTGTCTAAAAGGTCCCATCGGGCTGCCTGTCTTTGCTCTTTTAAAAGTTTGCCTGTTGCAATTTCGACGTATCCCATGTGGCAACAAGCCCCTTTTCTGCCCCTTATGATTTCAAAGTATTTTCTGCCTTTAAGAACTTTGCATTCTTCACCCATTCTTATTGGCTCTCCTTTCTGCCAATTAATAAGTGCCTTGTCACAAAGTCGTGTGTAAGTCTCGATCTGTTTTTCAATAAGCTGCTCTTGAGTTAAAAGCGTTAATGTTTCTTTAGCCATTTTGTTTAGCAAGTTAAGTGGAGGCAATCTCTGCCTACTTATACATTAGCTCGACTTAATGATAGTGTCAAGTCACCTAAGGCAACTAGGGTGACACTAATAAAAGAGGCACATAAGAGGTTGACTTAGTGTACCATCATGGTAATATAGAGTTGAGGGTGATGAATCCTCAAATTGCACCTTGTTAATTAAATACTATGGAAAAAGAAAAAGCAACTAAACTTGCTTTCATCTTTGGAGGTCGTCTAGCAAACTGCTGGGCTCAAGGCCACGAAGATAATCATGTACTAGCTTCAAAAGCTGGGAAACACTTTAAAAGATCAAATAAGCATCTTTATAAATTTCCCAAAGATCAAAAGTTGATTGTTCACCTTTTTGATATTTCAAAGGCCCAAGGCTGGTCTATGAGTGATCAAGACATTTGCACTTGCTTAGAAACCAAGGAAGAATGTCCATATATTGAAAAAATATATGTAGTCGTTTAATCCAATATGCCCTCTTCGGAGGGCTTCCATAAATCAATGAAATCAAAACTATCAAAAGAAACAAGATTTTATTATCTTGATTATTTACAAAAGCAAATTAATAAACTTGTCAGAAGAAACAACATTCCGATGGCAACTTTAGATCAAATGCTTTTTATGATAATGGAACTTAAAAAGGAAGGTTAAACCTTGCTGCTCTTTACAGGGCAGCTTTTTCTTGTATCATTGATTATATTAAAGTTAAATCGGGAAGCCTGAGGACACAAAAGCAGTGGTCTGAAAGCCGTAAAACACCCATTGATACCGTGGGAAAGGCAGGGCAGTCAAGGCAAGGGGCTGATCGATCTCCCGATTTTTAATTTAGTTCTTCTATGTAAATATCCGCACCAACTTCCTCATCTTCATTGCGATATCTTTTGGAAGCTGATACATTTGTTACCTGACAATCATCTTTGAATGCAATACCTGTTAATGCGTCTAAAGTAGATCGTACCAGCTTATCAAGGTCGTTTTTTTTAACGATTAAATATTTTGGAGATGTTTGCTTTAACTGTCCATTTGAGCGATAGTGACTTTTAGGTCGGTTAAATCTAAATATCAGCCCAACGTGACAAGCACCCTCGATAGGTGTTTCTGTCTCTTTCATTGCCTCCTTGCCAACTGCCTTTCGCCATGGTTTTACCCTTTTACTTACCTCAATCATTCTGCCCCCACCGATATGCTTCTTACTGCCTTGAGGGGCTGGTTCTATATTTGAAACGGAGATAAATAAAGATGTCATTTAATCCACAAGGTTATCCCTTCACGGCTTTGCCCACCAATCTTAGAGGAAAAATACAACCGAATCAATTAGCTGTTTTATGGGTCATTCAAAGTTACGCAAGCAAAGATGACCAACAATGCTACCCATCCTTAAACACAATTGCCAAGTCTGCTTGCATGTCAAAACGTACAGCACAGAAAACTGTGAACCAACTTGTCTCCTTAGGTTGGCTGGAAAGAAAGCATCAAAAGGGTAGAAACGGTGAGCAGGGCAGTAATTTATATAAAGTCACTATTTGGCATTTAGCTAATGTTCCAGAACCCAGTGTTGATAGGCGTGGCAAATCCTGCACCCCTGCAAAATATGCCATGCCCCCCATGCAAAATCTGCACCCCCCCATGGCAAATCCTGCCACCAAACTAGATGTATATAAACTAGATACAATTAACAATATTAATAATGTTAGTAAGCAAAAAACCAAGAAGAAAATTTACACCGATGATTTTGAGCTTTTTTGGCAGAAATATTTAAAAATTAAAAAGAGAGCCTCAGGTCAAACCAAACCAAGAGCTTTTGAAGAATATTGTGTCGTTATGAAAAGTCATCCATCTGACACACTTGCTTTTGCTTTACAAAGAGCTATAACTGATCAGCACCTTATTGAAAATAAAGGCGGATTCGCCAGTCCCTTTCCTGATTGCTATCGTTGGTTAAAAAATGGCAGCTTTGAAGCATACCTACCAAGCACCATCGAAAAACCTAAAAAACAAAACTGGGAGAAAGATAAATCCCAAGATCAACCCTTTTAACTTGTCATGTCAATTTACAAAAGAAAATTAACTGAAAAAACAATAAATTTTTATTCTCCTGATAAAGATTGCTACGCTTGCTACGATACAGGAATCGTCAACAACTCTGACCAACTCATAAATCGGCTTTATTGGAAAGATTATGACATTGACGAAAAAGGAAGAAAGTTTGCTGGCTCTGACGCAGCCATAATATGCCATTGCCAAAAAGCATATCAACAATTAGACGATGAACAAAATGTTATTTCATCTGGCTATAGAGACTCCTTAGGTAACATCAAAACAGTCATAACTTCCAGTGGTGAACACGCTCTTGGCGTTTCCCTAACCAAAGACGAGACAAGATTTCTTCATAACAAACGTAAAGAAAGTTGGCAAGAAACTACTAAAATTATGACCGAATTGCGTCTTAAAAATATAAAGAATAAAACTAAAGAAGTCCCTTACTTTATATCAACCGTAAAAGAAAATTTAAAAGATATGCCTAATTTATTTGATTTTCCTACAGAAAAAGCTACTGTTGAATCAATGTCATCCAAAAACGGTGTTCCATAACCTTCCAAAAAATTTATTATACGAATCGCCAATTGATCGTGAAAAGAAAGAAAATATTGAATTTGCTCAAAAAAATCCTCCACCAAACGATATATCAGTCTTGCTTTCTTACGATTGGCCCATCCACATGAACTGGGGAGACTGGTACTTAGACGAAAAGAATTATTATCTTGACCTACTTCCCGACTGTCATTTTGGCAAATGGTCTCAAGAAGAACCCTTATACTCAATCGATCTTAAAAAAATATGCTCTGCCAACGACATGCTTAAATGGTTTTTTCAACTCTCTGGCAAAGACCCAGACCTTTATGGAAGAAACGTTATTATTGATCTATATTATGCCTTTAAAGAAATCTTTGCTGACGATATCATCCCCTTAACTATAGTAGGTAAAACAATATGCCCAACTGCTGCAGTAAGCATGCATATTCACAAATATGAACTCCAACACCAACTATGAAAATAAACGAACTCCAAAACGATCATAAAAATGCAAGAAAAAGAACTGACCGTTCTTCCGCTTTAATAAAAGAATCTTTAAAAAAATATGGTGCTGGTCGTTCAATCGTCATAGACGAGAACAACAGAATCCTTGCTGGAAACGGAACAATTGCTGGTGCAAGAGCAGCAGGGATAAAAAATGTAAAAGTAATCGAAACTGATGGCGATGAAATAATTGCTGTCAAAAGAAAAGGACTCTCCGAAGATCAAAAGGTCGGGCTTGCTCTCGCTGACAACAGAACTTCCGATCTCTCCGAGTGGGATAAAGAAATGCTCCACCAGCTTTCTGAAGATCACGATATTGATCCTTGGTTCACAAAAGATGACCTCGCAGAAATTCTTGGCGAACCTGACATCATCCCCTCCGATGGTTTAACTGATCCAGACGAAGTTCCTGAAACTCCTGAAGAACCAACCACACAATTTGGAGAGGTTTGGAAACTTGGAAACCATAAATTACTTTGTGGAGATTCAACTGACCAAAACCAACTCCAACCTTTGATGGAAAACGATCTGGCAGACCTTTGGCTTACCGATCCTCCATACAACGTAAACTACGAAGGTGCAACCGCAGACAAACTAAAAATTCAAAACGACAACATGTCTGATCAAGACTTCAGACAGTTTCTTGCTTCTGCCTACACCGTTGCTCACCATTATCTTAACGACGGTGCTTCTTTCTATATCTGGCATGCTGACTCAGAAGGTTACAACTTCCGTGGTGCTGCAAAAGATGCAAACTTACAAATAAGACAATGTTTAATCTGGGTCAAGTCCTCAATGGTTATGGGTCGTCAAGACTATCATTGGCAGCATGAACCTTGCCTATACGGATGGAAAAAAGGTGCTTCGCACTTCTGGAATGCTGATCGCAAACAAACAACCGTCATGAATTTCGATAAGCCTTCTAAAAATAAAGAACATCCAACAATGAAACCTGTCGACTTGATCCAATATCAACTGTCCAACTCAACAAAACCAAATCACATCGTTCTTGACACCTTCGGTGGCTCTGGTACAACTTTGATCGCTGCAGAAAGAATACAAAGGCAAGCACGTCTGGTCGAACTTGATCCAAAATACTGCGATGTAATAATTAAAAGATGGGAGAATTTCACTGGAAATAAAGCAGAACGTGTAGTATTTAATTAAGTTCTACAATTTATGGCCAAAAAAGGTACTCAAGCAGAGACAGTTATAAGGGCTCAACGGTTTGCTCGGATAATTGCTAACGGTGGTCGTCGTTCTGATTGTGTTCGTTATGCCTCCGAGAACTGGGGGGTTGGAGAAAGAACTGTAGATGAGTACTTAAAGCTCGCTAGAGACGAACTGAAGAAGGATTGGGACATGGAACGACCTCAGATGATTGCTGATCTTTTGGCTCAATGCAGCACCTTACAGATGGAAGCTAGAAGGGCTGGTCAATATCACATTGCTTTAGGTGCTATTAATACCGCAGCAAAACTTGCTCACCTTTGCTCATGAGTTTATTAGAATCTGTCACCCAAGGACATGTTCTTTTTCAAGAAGGCTTTAGTTATATTCCATCGTCAAAAGATGTCATTGCAAAAATAAAAAGCAAACTGCTACCTCATCAAGAAAAGTTTTGTAGCGACACTGAACACAGAAAACTTGCACTCGTTTGTGGCTTTGGTGCTGGTAAAACTTATGCACTTGTTAGTAAAAGCATTATTCTTGCGTCAATGAATGTTGGTTGCATCTCAGCAATTTTTGAACCAACCGCACCAATGCTTAGAGATATTCTGATGAGAACAATGAACGAGCTACTTGAAGAGTGGGAGATCCCTTATACTTTCAGAGCATCACCTTTGCCTGAGTATCAACTGCAATTTGAAGAAGGCATACACACTATTTTGTTAAGAACCATATTGACTTATCAAAGATTACGTGGGCAGAACCTTTGTGCGGTGGGTTTTGATGAGGCCGACACCGTAAATAAAAGAGACGCAGAGCAAGCGATGAACATGGCTCTTGCAAGATTAAGATCAGGAAATGTTCAGCAATTTTATGCAACAACAACTCCTGAAGGTCATGCTTGGGCTTTTGAGACTTTTGAAAAGAATGCAAAGGCGGATACTCGATTAATAAAAGCAAAGACAAGTGATAATCCTTATCTTCCTGAGGGATTCATCGACAGTTTATTAGAAAATTACCCTCCGCAACTAATACAGGCCTACCTCAATGGAAACTTTACAAATCTTACAACGGGTGCGGTTTACTCAAGATTTGATAGAAATAAACATTTAGTCAATGAAATACCTTTTGATATTAAGATGGAGACTCTTTTAATAGGTATTGACTTTAACGTTATGAATTGTAATGCCGTGGTTGCAATCAAAGATGGAGATAAATTGTTTGTGATTGATGAAATAACAAAACAAAAAGACACAGATGCGTTGGCACAGGAAATACGTAGACGTTATAGTTCAAACAGAATATTAGTTTACCCAGATGCTAGTGGTGCAGCCAGATCAACAATCAACGCTTCTCAAACAGATATTGCTATTCTCGAGAGCTACGGTTTCTCTAGCATGGCACTCCGCAGTAACCCACCGATCAAAGACCGAGTTCAAACCTTACAAGCACTCTTGGAAAACAGCAAAGGATGGGTGCGTTTGGCGATTCATGCCAGTTGCCGACGCTTAACAGAATGTTTGGAACTTCAAAGTTATGACGAAAAAAGTGGAGATCCAGACAAGCAGAATGGGTATGACCACTTAAACGATGCGTTAGGTTACCTTGTGTATAGAGAATTTTCAATTATTCATGCAAGGGCAGGTCGTCGAACTGGTATTAGAATATATTAAAAGTAATGATATTATGAGGAAAAACCGTGTATAGCTCACTAAATATTTACAACCAACCTGTAACTTTAGCTCCTACAACGGTTGCCTCACCTAATAGTGCCTATCAAAGGATGGCTAATTTTTGGGGATTGATCGAAGATTTGAAAGAAGGAACATATAAAATTCGCAGCGAACATAGAAAATATTTACAACAAGAACCACGTGAGACTGATGATGCTTATGACACAAGGCTGGCAAGGTCAACGGTTGTTCCTTATCTTCAAAGAATAGAAAAGATGTTATCTGGAATGCTGGTGCGAAAGCCTGTCCGATTGGATGACGTTTCTGATCTTGTTAGGGAGCAGCTTTTTGATGTTGACTTAGAGGGCAACGATCTGAATGTCTGGTTATATCAAACTGCTCGCACCGCTATTTCGTTTGGTCACGTTGGTATTCTTGTAGACGCACCAAAAGAAGGAGACAAAGCAAGACCATATTGGGTTACTTATGAACCAAAAGATATATTAGGCTGGCGTACTGAAATCCAAGAGGGGGTCAGGGTTTTAACTCAACTTCGTTTATTGGAAAGAGTCGTAGAAGCAGATGGCAAATATGGTGAGAAACTTATTACTCAAATAAGAGTTTTGGAACAGGGCTCTTATCAAATCCATAGAAAAAATAATAAAGGCGAGTATAAATTGTTTGACGAAGGTGAGATGAGTATTAAAAATAAGATTCCATTCTCTGTTGCTTATTCAAACAGAGTTGCTCAATATGAATCAAGAAGTCCCTTGTACGATATTGCTGAACTAAACCTTAAGCATTATCAGATCCAGAGTGACCTTGATAATATTCTGCATATAAGTTCTGTTCCTTTGTTGGCAGTTTTTGGATATCCCAACGCTGATGAAATAACAACTGGTCCTAATGAAGCTCTGTCATTACCTCCTGAGTCCAGATTGGAGTATGTTGCACCGTCTGGTGACAGCTATGACAGTCAGTTTAAGAGGCTTGAGGATATAGAACATCAAATAAATACTTTGTCACTGGCTGCCGTGCTTGGTCAAAAATTAGTGGGTGAGACTGCGGAGGCTAAAAGAATTGACCGTAGTCAAAATGACTCAACGATGATGGTTCTTGCTCAACAAATGCAAGATTTAATTGATAACTGTCTTAAGTTTCACAGCGAATATTTAAACGAACCCAATGCTGGTAGTTCTTTTGTTAATAGAGACTTTGTAACCGCAAGGCTCGAGCCACAAGAAATACAAAGTTTGCTTCAACTATTTACTGCTGGAACGATAAGTCAAAAAACCTTACTTGACCAATTAAGTAGCGGAGAAATTTTAGGTGATGACTTTGATGTAGAAGAAGAAATGGAGACTACTCAAAACGGAGGTCTTTTAGACGCAAGCCCTGAAAGTGAAGCAGCTTAAACAATGGCAGTTCCAGAGGCTTTTTATAGAGAAGCAATTGATCTGAACAGGTATAGCAACAAGGTTCAATTTCAAATCGCATCTCAATTTAATGAAGTTATATTAGATGTTTTAAGACAGATAAGGGATATTGAAGGAGGCAGCCCTGCAGCAACTGCAAGGTTACGATCTATTCTTGCTCAAATGGTTGACAGTTTAAAAGGCTGGCAGAATGAAAGTGCAGTTTATATGATTGATGAACTCCAAAACTTAGCAGAGTTTCAAGTTGGATTTGTTCAAGACCAATTACAAAAGGTGCTGCCAAAGGGAGAGTTTCAAGTTAACACTGTTGCTGTTTCTCCTGACTTTGCAAAATCAATTGTAACAAGAGATCCAACAGCCATGACAATCAGATTGAGGGATAAAGATGGAGTGTTTAGGTCTGCTCAGTTTGCTTTGACTGCGAAAAGAGGATCAGAGATATCGTTACCAAATGGCGACACTTTAAAAAAAGCATTTAGAGGTATTTCTGAAAATTCTGCTGCAAAACTGTCAAGAGCGATAAGGCTTGGAGTTTTAGAAGGAGAGTCTTTGCCAAAGATTGCAAGAAGGCTCAAAGGCCCGAATCTTAGTTTTGTTGGCAGACCACAAAATGCGATTGCTTTAAACTCAGCTTTGAAAAATTCAGAAGGAATGCTTTTGTCAAATAAACAAATCCAAACGGTGGTCAGAACAACTGTGAATCAAGTACAAAATGCAGCAAGTCAGGCAGTTTATGCAGCGAACAGCGATATAACTGGTCAATATCAATATGTGGCAACTCTTGATGCAAGGACGAGTTCTATCTGTCAAAGGTTAGACGGCCAGAAGTTTAAATATGACCAAGGTCCAGTTCCTCCGCAGCATTTTAATTGTAGATCCACAACTGTACCGATTATTGATGACGACGATCTTGCCAGAGCCTTTCCAAATACAAGACCATCCGCAACAGGTCGTGTTCCTCAAGGGACCAACTATGCCAATTGGCTAAAAGACAATCCAGATATTCAAGATAAAGTTTTAGGTAAAAAGAAAAGATATTTTAATTTTCTTATGAGTCCGAAGCGTGGTACAAAAAGATTAGATGCAACAGGTGCATTAAGAAAAATTATCAGGGAAGATGGATCAGAGCTAACATTAACTCAATTAGCAAATAAATATAAAGATGCCTCTTAAAAAAGGAAAGTCACAAAAAAATATAACTGGCAATATAAGATTGCTAATGAAAGAGGGCAAATCAAGGTCTCAGGCTATAGCTATTGCTTTAAGCTCTGCTGGTAAATCAAAGCCAGCCAAAAAACGCAAAAAGAAGTAGGATATATTTAGCTACTTATTTTCCTATGTATCACTCAGGCGGTAAAAAGAAAACAAAGAAAGTGAAGAAGGGAGGAAAGAAATAATGGGATATACTTTTAAAGTCCAAACTTATGATGAGCCAAAGCCGAAGGCTGAAAACTGTGAAGTAAAGCCAAAAGCCAAAAAATCAAAAAAGAAAAGTGACTAGACGTTTTAGAAAGGTTGCAAAAGATAAAAAAACTGGTGTTGCTAAGAAATATCTTAGTGGGGCTAAAAATAAAGCTGCAAAGGCTGCAGAAATAAAAAGAACCGCAGCAGCATATAAGCGAGGAGAGTATATTGATATAAAGGCAGTACAAAAATCAAGGGTTGCTCAAGATGGCTCCAAAAAGAAAACCACTAAGCGAAAGCGTAAAAAGTCAGCTTAGAAAGAAAGCAAAAGGAACAAGATTTACTCTTGGGGACTTAACTGCTGTTTATAGAAGAGGACAAGGAGCGTATCTAGGAGGAGGATCAAGAAATGTTCCGATGGCAGCTTGGGCAATGGGAAGAGTTAACAGTTTTGTTTCTGGAAGTGGTGGTGCAAGAAAGGCAGATGCTGATATATTGGCAAGATCAAGGAAAAGAAAGAAATGAAAAAGAAAGAACTAACGCTTCGTCAAAAGACTGCTTTAAAGCGTCACAAGTCAACTCATGGACATACAAAAGCACACATGGATGAGATGATAAAAGCAATGCAAACTGGTAAAACTTTCACTCAAGCTCATAGACTTGCGATGAGGAAAAAAGGCAAATGAGCATCAAAAAAGGTGGACATACTTTTGCTGGTGTTGATAAACCAATCAGAACCCCAAATCATAAAAGTGGAAAGTCTCATGCGGTTGTTATTAAAAAAGGTGATGGATTCAGGTTGATCAGGTTTGGAATGCAGGGAGCAAAAACAAAACCTCCAAGGAAGGGAGAGTCCGAGGCCGATAAAGCAAAACGCAGATCATTTAAGGCTCGTCATGCTAAAAATATTGCAAAAGGTAAGACAAGTGCTGCATATTGGGCTGACAAAGTGAAATGGTGAGGTAATATATTTATTAATAATTGTTAAAATTTTTTATGGCAGAAGAACCAATCAGACCCAACCCTTCTCAAACAGAATTAGATGCTTTAAAAGCAGAGGTTGAGTCAATGCGTAAAAAAAACGCTGAGTTATTGGCTGACTACAAAAACGCAAAAGAAGCAGCAAAAGCAATACCACAAGATGTAGATGTAAATGCTTTGATTGCTTTTAAACAAAAGAAAGAACAGGAAGATTTAGAATCAAAGGGAAGATATGAGGAGGCTATTGCAAAACAAGCCCAGCAATATCGTGATGCAGAAGAGGCAAAGAATAAAAGAATAACTGAACTTGAAAAAAGACAGAGAGAGCTTGAGGTCGAAGCCCCTGCGGTGTCTGCACTTGCAGATGTTGTTCACGATCCACAATATGTTTTATCTCGAATAAATAAAGAGCAACTGGCAAGAGAAACAGATGGAACTGTTGTCATTGTTGATGGTTATAACAGAACTCCTGTTAAAGATTGGGCTATGTCAAAAATGCCTCAATGGGTACAAAAGAATCCAAGACCACAAGGGGGAGGAGCAACAACGGCAAAAGTTTCTGCTGATGTTTCCGTTGGAGAAAAGAACCCATTCGCACCTGAAAATTTCAACTTAACCGAGCAAAGTAGGTTATATAGAACAGATATTAATAAATATAATATGTTAAAAAATCAAGTTAGCGGTTAGTATATAAACAACATGGTCGTGCCATGCCAGAGGTCGTGCCTCAAAGTGAACATATTAATTAAATTTTCATGGCGACATTACGCAGTGATTTAATTATTCCTGAGGTGTTCACACCTTACTTGATTGAAGAGACTACAAATAGAGATTCTTTTCTTCAGAGTGGGGTGGTACAACCTTTGGCAGAATTGAATCTATCCGCAGAAAGAGGCGGTGATTTTGTAAAGATACCTTTTTACAAAGCAAACCTAAGTGGTGATTTTGAAGTTTTAACAGACTCAACATCATTGACTCCATCAAAGATCACAGCAGATAACCAAATTGCAGCCGTGCTACATCGTGGGCGAGCATTCAGTTCACGGGATTTAGCTAGTCTTGCAGTTGGCGGTTCTCTTGACCCTATGGCTGCTATTGCTCAGAAGATGGCTGCTTATGTAAACAACCAGAAACAGAAGGATTTATATTCTTGCTTAACTGGTGCTTTTGGTTCTATCAATGCAAACGACAGCAGCTCTGCTTTGTTTGATCTAACTATTGATTCAGAGTCAGGCGACAGCCCTACAACTTTAAGTCCTAGACACGTAGCTAAAGCACAGGCTTTACTTGGCGATCAAGGAAACAAGTTAACTGCAATTGCAATGCACTCCAAAGTTTTCTATGACTTGGTAGAAAGAAATGCAATTGATCGTATTTATGACAACACTGGAGCTCCTGACACTGCAGCAGCATCTGGTAGCACAACAAGAGCATTTGATGGACCAACTGCTGTAAACAGCTTTATGGGACTTAATGTAATCGTTAGTGATGACATACCAACAACAGGATCTGGTGCTTCAACAGAATATTCAACTTTCTTCTTTACACAAGGAGCCGTTGTTACTGGTGAGCAAGCACCAATCAGAACACAAACTGAT